TGTGGTTCTTCTTTTGGATCGTATGATTTTGATTGTACTTGTGGACTAACGTGAAATGTCTCTATTAGTTTCCAATAGTTTCTAAATCTCATACCAATAGTTTCTAGCTGTTGCTGATGATCTTTAGTAAGCGTTCCAAAATGCTCTAAAAACCATTCTTTATCAGTTTGTTTTTTCATTGTGGTTCCTCCGTTTTGATTTGGTTAATTGTTTTAATGATTTCTTTTTTGTAGTACTCGATAGTTTCATCTACTAAAAGATTGCCCTCTGAATCAGATGGTGGAAAGATAGTAAAGTTTCTATCGGTAAGCTTTGCAGCCCTATGCAGTATGCAATCAAGCTCAAAGAGTGTGGCAGTTTTTGATCTAGTCATTTTAATAAAGCTCCTACACTAGATCACAAATAATCTTTCTAAGAATATTTCTTTTTTCGAAAGATTTAATGTGATTCATGGCATCAACTAAACCCTTTTGTGGGTCACGTTGACAGATCAAAGTTGCGATACCTCCT